GCCACATTTTTATAGTGTCAAATTTGATTGGGAAGTTCGGAAAATAACAAAGTGTTAAAAATTTAACAAATGCCAAGAGGTAGAAGACCTGCGCCGCAGGAGCTTAAAAAGAAAAGAGGGACGGCTAGAAAAGACCGAGCACCGGAGAACCCAGTAACGGTTACTAAGTCTAAGCCCGCAAATACTACCCCCAGCTTTTTAAAGGCAAAGGGTAAAATGATGTACGAGCGTAGCGTAGGGCACCTGCATAGTATGGGACTCTTAAGCACGGTAGACGACACCAGCCTAGAGCTCTTAGCTATGGCGTACCAAGAATGGTACAGCGCAGAGCTCAAGCTTATGAAGGAAGGCCGTATTTATGAAACCTTCGCAAGTAACGGGGCCAAGGTATTAAAGCCGCACCCGGCCGCAGCTCAAAGCTCGGACGCGTGGCGGCGTATTAGAATGATGTTAATAGAATTTGGGCTAACGCCCGCGAGTAGATCTAAGCTAGAGCGACCGGAGGGCCGCACCCTAGATATAGACGACATTATAGAAATGTAACCAATGTACGACCCACACAAAGCAGAGCGCGTTATAAAGTTTATAGAGCGAATTACAACCCACGTAAAAGGAGAGCTAGCTAAGCAGCCCTTTAAGCTAGAGCCCTTCCAAAAGGAAGTTATAAGCGATATATTCGGTAACGTAAATGAGGACGGCCTGCGGATTACCCGCGAGGCCTTCCTCTTTTGGCCGCGTAAGAATGGTAAGACCAACTTCTTAGCAGCTCTAGGGCTTTACTTACTTGTATCGGATAACGAACCCGGCGCGGAAATTATAGTATGTGCAGCGGATCGCGGGCAGGCTGGAATGATTCACGAGATTCAGAAACAAATGGTACTCCAGTCGCCGCTACTTATGGAGAAGCTAAAGGTATACCGTAATAGCATCGTAGCTAAAGACGGCAGCTTTATACAAGCGCGAAGCGCTGACGCCGACACGGCCCACGGGTATAACGCTCACGCGGTACTATTCGACGAGCTGCACAGCCAGCCAAATAGAGATCTTTACGACGTAATGAAGACAGCGAGCGGAGCGAGAAGGCAGCCGCTATTTTTTAGTATCTCCACAGCTGGAAGTAATAAGGAAAGTATATGCTACGAGGTTTACGACTACGCTAAAAAAGTAAGGGACGGTATTATAGAAGATCCGACCTTTTACCCGCATATCTACGAAGCTGAAGAGGGCGACGATATACTAGACCCGGAGACCTGGCGCAAGGCTAACCCCGGCTACGGCGTAACGATAAAAGAGGACTATATACTAGCGCAAGCTCAAAAGGCTAAAGCTTTAGTAACTTATGAAAACACTTTTAGACGCTTACACCTTAACCAATGGACGACGAGCGAGGTACGCTGGGTTAGCGACGAGGACTTTATGAGCTGCGCGGAAAGCTACGAGCTTGCAGACCTTCAAGATAGGGACTGCTACGCGGGGCTCGATTTGGCGAGTACTGAGGATTTAACGGCTTTTGTTTTGATCTTCCCGCCGGTATATGAAGGCGAACCTTTTAAGACGGTAGTCTATAGCTGGGTAACTGAAGCCGCAGTAAGTAGAAGGCAGGGTAAAAGCGGAGCGGACTATAATAAATTCATAGCTAAAGGCGAGCTAACGGTAACACCGGGCAACGTAACCGACTATAAATATATTAGCGAGGCTATCTACGAAGCTGCGGAGATGTTCAATATAAAGGCGATAGCTTACGATAGATGGAATTCTAGCAGCTTAATAGCGGAGCTTGCAGAGGAGGGCCTACCGGTCGAGCCTTACGGCCAGGGTTTCGCAAGTATGAGCCCTGCGGTTAAGCAGCTCGAAATATGGATAAGAAGCAACCAAATAGCGCACACGGGAAACAACCTACTAAGGTGGTGCGTAAGTAATGTGCAAGCTAAAACGGATCCGGCAGGAAATTTAAAGTTTGATAAAAGCAAAAGCTCCGATAAAATCGACGTCGCGCAAGCTTGGGCCATAGCAGTAGGTATATGGCTTACGAAGCATAGAAGCGACGATAACGACGGCAGTATATACGAGGATAGGGACTTAATTATACTGTAATGAGTGTAGAAGAAGCTAAAGAGCTAACTTTTTTTTTAATAAATAAAAATATTCACGCTTGGCCCCAGCTCAGTAAGGGCGGGGCCTGCGTAAATATTTTAGTAGAAGGGGAGTGCTATACCTTAAATAAATCGGAAAATTTTTACAGGAAAGTTTGCATAAATAGAAAATAGCCGTATATTTGAAGTGTCAAACAACAATAACTAAAAAACACTACAAATGAAAGCAACAGTAAAAGTAAACGCAACAGCTCTAAACGTTCAACTTAAAAACGTAAGCCTTATTAAGGATACTAACTACGCAGGTAATGAGTACTACCGTGCTAGCGGAGTAACTTATAACCAAGTAGTAAAGCAGATCATAGCTGCAAAATTCGGTAAGGAAGTAGCTAGCTTCTGCCAGTTTAGTTACGAGAGCTTCGCAGGAGGTAACAGCTACGATATTTACGTAAACCCTCTTATCGTATCTCGCGAAGTATTCGAGCAAGTAAGAGACCTACTAGAAGGCCTTTTGCAATACGGAAGCTTTAACAGCTACGAAGATTACTACGAAACTAAAGCGAACCACGAAGGTATTAAGTTTAACGCTCCGGATGGTAACGAGATTAAAATAAGAATGAAGTACGTTACTGTATACCACAAGCCTAAGTACGGTACTAAAGCTTACGAGGCTTACGAAGAGTACCAAAAAGCAGTAGCTTAAGAAAGAGCCCCAGCCGGGGCTTTTTTTATGCCCTAAAAAAAAATATGAAAAAAAATGCGTTTTTATTTGCAGGGGAAAGAAAAGGCCGTATATTTACACCAGTAATAACAACAACAAATACTACTAAAATGAGAAACTACTTAAACACACTACTAGAAGAAAAAGGCCTAAGCTTAGATACAGTAATAGAAGCAGAGGGTAAAGAATGGGGGGTAAACTATATTCCTTTAGCTATAGTAGTAGACTTCTTAGCAACAGCTGACAAGAACACTCAAGCAACAGCTAAAAACAACTTAGTAAAAATTGACTTCCACAACGGAGACGTAATGCACTTCTTTAAGTATGTGGCTAATTTTCTAGCTAAGTAATGAAAATAAAAAGAGTAATACAATACGCTGGAGCTGAGATCTTAGAGACTCAGCCTGGCTTATTTACCGCCCTCCCGAATACACCGAGCTTCTACGGAAGCCGCAAGTTTAACAGCTTAGAAAAAGCTAAATTTTATTTAAAGCAATGGCAAAGAAAGTAATTACACCCGAAGACAAAGAAAACCGCAATATAGCTCTAGCGCTTGGCGTTGGCTTATTAGGCTTTCCAATATTAACCCTAGTATTTAAGCTGTTCGCTTTTGTACAGTTTATCGCTTTTGGTTATGTTAGCTAATGAAGTAGAGTACTACTGCCAAAGCTGCGGAACGTATACAGCTAGCTTAAGTAATATAACGGCGCTGCAAATTTGCGAGCCTTGCGCCGCAGGCTCCGACTTAGAACAAGAAGATACTATTTTATTTATATGAGGATTATTTTAGTAGAGCATAAGAGCTCTAGAAGGGTAGAAGGTTATAGAACACTTACGAAAGCTTGTAAGGCCTTAGACATCAATTACAGTACTATTACGAAGATTATAAACGGCAACTGTAACTACTACGAGAACGAACGTATAAAGCTTACGCGTCTTCCTATACAATAAAAAAGCTAACTAAGCAAGGAAATAAAAAACTTTTTTGTATATTTGCCTAAAGTATATACTCTAGGCTTTGGCAGAAAATAATAATAGCGGGCTATTTGCTCGCCTTTTTAGAAGCTCCCCGGAAAACCCCAGTACGAGTTTAAGTAACCCGGCTGCGTGGCTTACGGGGCTTTTCGGTACTAGTAAAACGGGAGTACAAGTAAGCGAAGATAACGCGCTTACTTTTAGCGCTGTTTATGCAGCCGTAAGGATCATTAGCGAAACTATAGCTAGTATACCTCTAAACGTCTACCAAGCGGACGGGGAAACCCGCGTAAAAGCTGTAGGCCATCCAGTACAAGACCTTTTAGCGAAAGCTCCTAACAGCGTAAGCTCTACCTTCACTTTCCGCGAGGCTATGGCCTCTAACTTAGTGTTACACGGTAACGCCTACGCTAAAATAGAGATGAACGCAGCAGGACGCCCTACGGCGCTTATACCTTTGAACCCTATGAAGGTCGAGGTAAAAGTAGTAGACGGCGAAAAGGTTTACGTCTTCGACGAAAAGCACACCTACCTAGATTACGAAATACTGCACTTTGTCGGGCTAAGCTTTAACGGCTTAACCGGTAAGAGCCCGCTTTCAATGGCACGCGAAGCCGTAGCTATTGGGCTAGCGGCCCAAGAGTACGGCGCGCGCTTCTATTCTAACGGTGCGAACGCTGGCGGAGTTATTACCGCTCCTGGCCGATTAAATACCGAAGTAGTAAAGAGATTACGCGAAAGCTGGAACCGTGCCCAATCGGGCCTAGGATCTAGCCATTCTACGGCTATACTTGAGGAGGGTATGAAGTACGAGAAGATAGGACTAGATCCGGAGGCGGCCCAGTTCTTACAGTCGCGTAAATTCCAAGTAAACGAAATAGCTAGAATTTTTAGAATACCGCCGAGCTACTTAGCAGACCTAGAGAACAGCTCTACGCGTGCTAATACGGAACAGCAGGCTATACAGTTCGTTAGGGACTGTATAACTCCTTACGTTCGCCGTATGGAGGTAGAGCTAAACCGTAAGCTATTTAGAGAAGACGAGCCTAACCTTTACGCCTACTTCACTATGGAGGGGCTAATGCGAGGAGACCAAAAGGCTAGGTATGAAGCTTACGCTACAGCTCGCCAATGGGGCTGGCTATCGGTAAACGATATTAGAGATCTAGAGAACCTTAACCCGGTAGAAGGTGGGGACATTTACCTACAGCCTTTAAATATGGTGCAGAGTGGGCAGGACGACACTAACGTAGATGCGGACTAATGCCCTGGACTGACTACCCACAAGCTGCAACGGATAACGCTAAGAGAGCGCTAAAGATCCGCGAGGAAGAAGGCACCGACTGCGGAACGCCGGTAGGCTGGGAGTCGGCCCGTATTATAGCCAATAAAGAAGCTATAACGGAGCAGCGCTTACCGCGTGTTTACAGCTTCCTAAGTAGAGCTAAGACCTACGACCAAGGCAGCTTTAAAGATGAGGACGGTAAGCAGATCTGCGGAAGTATAATGTACGCAGCCTGGGGCGGTGATGAGATGCACCGCTGGGCGGAGAGAACCTTAGAGAATATGGAAGAAGAAAAAAGCCTGCGCCACATTAAGAGCGTAGAAGAAACAGCTACCGAGATAATTATAACCTACGGCAAAGCTGAGGAAGTAGAAGAGGCCGGCT